GGCTCGGCACGGACCTTGCCGATGTTCTTTGCGCCGGGGTAGTTGTCAGCGGCGTCGCCCGTCAGGGTTTGCATCATCCAGTTCCGCAGAGCGTCTTGCTCCGTGATCTCGATGATGTCGCCGCTGGCAATGTCGACGTGCAGGCCGGGGAGGGTCCGCAGGTCTTTGTCGATGCTCCAGATAACAGTGCCGGGGCCGCTGTTGATGCCGATGACGTCGTCACCTTCCAGTCCCGGTAGCCACTCAGCGTGCCACTTGTCGGACGCATGGGCCCGCAAGGCCGACCACGCCATAGGCTTCTCGCCTTTGCGGTTGGCTTTGTATTCCGGGTACAGGTCTTTGCGGAAGTTCGTCCGATCCGACAGAGCAAAGAGCAGCTCGTCCGCTTCAGTCACGTCACGGATCGTCTGCACCATGTTGTCGAACACGTCAGTCGCTTCAGCAACCGACACGCTGGGAAACATCACGAGGTCTTCCTCAAAGTTGAACTCAGCTGTCGTGGTGGCAACTTGGCTGGCTTGGTAAACCAGCACATCGGCGTCAATCAGAGCGCGCACTTATTAGTCCTTCGTAGTCGGTGGCTTGGTCGAGCGGTACGACGACCGGGACAGTGCGGTGCCCAAGTTGTCTAAGGGCGTCGCGAGCCGGTTGGTTGTCGGTGACGTCGATCTCAAGGAACGGGGTTGCCTCGGTGGCCAGATGGTTCTTTGCTTTTTCACAGAAGGTGCAGCCGCGTTTCGTTATCAGGATGAACACGGCTACTTCTTTTTCTTTGGAGCGAAGCCGCCCTTCTTTTCCTTCATTTGTTTGTAGGTCTTGTCCGACACAGTGCTGTTAGCCTTGCTGCGGGACGTGCCTGCTTTCTTCCGGGCGTTCATGTTTCTGTAGAGGCTCATGCTATAGGTTCTCCATAAAAAAGGCACGGCACCATGCCGCGCACAGGTTAGAGCGGACGATGTCGTCCAGCCCAAATTCGATGATTGGGATTTGCATGTTGTGTTTCTTGATCAGCTGCAGGACCGTCTTCAGCCCGCTGTCGCCGGGCAGATCGCTCTGGCTGATGTCGCCGTTCACGACGATCTGACTGCCCTCGCCCTGACGGGTCAGGAACATCTTCATCTCAGGCAGGGTCGCGTTCTGTGCCTCATCGAGGATGATCAGTGCGTCGCTGAAGCTGCGTCCCCGCATAGTGGCAAACGGAACGATCTCGATCTTGCCGCCCCGCATTGCTGAGTCGAACTGCTGCTTGCCCAGCCGCTCACGCATGGGCGTCAGAAAGCTGGCCGCATAGGGCTCCATCTTTTCCTTCAGGTCGCCCGGCAAGAAGCCAATGTCCCGACCCGCCGGCACGTTCGGGCGCGTGATGATGATCTTGTCGATGGCACCATCTGCAAGCCGATCCGCCGTGTAGGTAGCAGCGACGTAAGTCTTGCCCGTGCCTGCCGGCCCAAGAACGACGACAGCATCAGCAGTCTGCAGTGCGTGCAGATAGTCGGCCTGCTTCTGCGTCTTCGGGCGCAGGGGTGGGCGCTGATTGCCGGCATCGATCAGTTTGTTTTGGCGACGTTTACTCACCTAGTGGCTCTCGCTCCAGTCTCGACCAGTTTGCGTGTCGCAGGTCATTTTTACGGTCAGTCCGTAGAACGAGCAGGCGTCGCTCAGGCTGCGCTTGATCACCTCGCTGGCGTACTCCACGTGCGCTGGGCTGCAGTCGAACTGCAGCTCGTCGTGCACGTACATCACAAGATCGCAGGGCACGTTCGCCGCGGTTAGGCGCTCGACAGCCTGTGTCGCCCACAGCTTGCCGACGATCGACGTGCTGCTTTGGATGAGATAGTTGAGCGCTTTGAAGTCAGCGGGGCAGGGGATAAACCGCCCATCCAAAGCGGTGAATCCGCCCGATTTTTTGACCCGGTGTCGTATAGCGTCGCTGAGATTTTTCAGTGCAGGGAACGCTGCCATCAGGTCAGCACGCACCTGACTGCCCTTCATGCCGGTGATCTCACCGAGCAGTTTATCGGAGCAGCCGTACAGCAGAGCGAACACAACACGCTTGCCGGTTTGGCGGTCGACACCCATGGCATCGGCATTCACTTGGTGGATGTCTTGCTCAGCCAACATCGCTGCATACTGGCCGTCGTCCCATTGGGTCATGTAGTGGGCGAGCAGCATGAGCTCAGCCTTGTCGAGGTCGCTGGCAAGCAGGACGCGACCGGGGCTGGCAGTGAAACACTGACGACACTCGCGACCGTATGCACCGTGCACTGAAGGCACCTGCTGAAGGTTCGGATTTCTCGAGGCCGACCGCGTCGTTGCGGCACCTATGGGGATGACGCTGGCGTGCACACGACCGTTGCGCTCAGCCTCAAGCCAGCTCTCGACAAGAGCGATACGCTTGGCGCAGGTGAACTGCTCAGCCAGTGCGCCGGCCTCTGGATAGGTGCCGGCTAAGTCCTTGAGGATCGTCTCGTCAATCTTGGCACGGGTGCCGCTCTCGCTGAACACCGTAGGCACCCAGCCGAGACTGCGCAGCACACGCTCGATGTGCATGCGGCTATTCGGGTTGAACAGGGTGAACTTCACCTTTTGGTAAGGCGCACCCTGCGCAACCTCGGGTCTGTTCTTGTAACGAACTGACCGCTTCGGGGTGACGACTGGACCCTCTGGCTCGTACCAGCCTCCAAAGGTCCGCTGCAACTCGTCGCTGATCTCGTCGCTTCGCTGCCGTAGGGCAGCTAGGAGGCGCTCCGCATGCGCCTTGTCGAACGCAAACCCAACCACTCCGATTTCGTGACACACACGCGCGAAGCGGTGTTCTGCGTCGATGGCGCGGGCGCTGAGCTCCAGACGCTCCAGACTTTGGTGCAGCCTAACAGTGACCCGACAGTCTTGAAGGCAGTACTCTTCAAGCTCCGGGGTCCAGCCGTCTGTCCACTCACCCTCATACGAGGATTTGTGGAACCCAAGGCGCACACCGTGAGCGGCGAGGCTGTGCGATCCGTTGAAGACCTTCGGTCCCCCTTTGGCGCGCAAAGCGCTCGGCCCAAACCTAGCGAAATCTCGGTCACGGAGATCAGGATAAGCTAAACGGCTGAGCACAAGGGTGTCGACGAGACGTGGCGGGCTCCACCATGGGTGCAGCTTGCGGATCACTGGCACGTCGTAAGCGACGCCGTTGTGCATGACAAGTTCGTCAGCCTCTGCGAGACGACGCAGCCCGGCCTCGATGTTGCCGGGCCGGTACGTCACCTCTTCGCCAGTGTCTAGGTCCACCCAGCACAGCGACGTGATTGTCGTCACTGTGTTGAGGAGCCCGTCAGTCTCAATGTCTGCTGCGACGCGCACGTGTGTTACGCTCGCAGGCTGTATTCGGCGTAGGCACGGCCACGCTCGTCGTGCCGGTACGCAGTGATGATGTCGTAGTTTGCTTCCCGCAGTTCATGTATCCGTGCGGCTAAACGGTAAACCCCGTACACGATGTAGGCCTTCATCGGCGTGATCGTCTTGCCGCTCTGCAGATGCTTCAGGATCACACGGCGCTGGTTTAGATTGATCGTCTTCGACATAGGGAAAGAACTCCTTCAGATAGTAGCGTTTAGGTGGTCGTCCGGGTGCGCCGGTGTGCTCTGCGTAAGCAGACCAGTCCACACCGACCCATTTTTGAAGCAGCTGCATGACGCTCGATGGCAACGCGATTTGCGGCCTGTTTGGGCCGGCGTTGTTGATGCCGAGCAAGGCCATGTCGCTGGCTGTGAGACCGAGCCCTCGGCGCAGTAGCTCAAGCACTGCTGCATAAGGGCCATAAACATCGCCGTTCTCTTTCTCTGCCTGTTTACACGCACGGTGTACGATTTCGTACACGTCACGCCACTTCGGATCGTGGTGCATGCGCAACGCGGAGAACTCGAGCAATTCATAGAGCGGGTCAAAACGGCACTCCTTGTCCGTTGTTGAAATCCGTTCCACCTTCCTCAAGGCGTCCGGTCGTGCGGTTGAAGTAGAGGTATCCGGCTTCACTGCTGGTCTCTCCGCTGAAACGATTTTTCATTATGTTCACGCGCACCTGATCTTTCTTGTGATCGCCGACGTCACTTGACACCTTCTCTAGCCCGATCACTGCATCGCTCAGTGCAGCCGGTGATCCTGAGCCTCGGATGTCTGACAACGACAGACTTGCCGTGCCGTTGCTGTGATCGCCAGCGCTGGGTTTGCGCGTGTGCGCAACCATGATCACACCTGCTCCTGCTCGTGCGCAGATTTTCGATCTGATGTCAGTACAGACGGCATCGATCAAAACCCGGTCCGATGCGTGCTGATCAGCCAGACCCAGCGTGGTCGCCATGGTGACGTGGTCGAGGATGAGCCAATCACACCGACAGCCGGCGGCGAGGTACGACATGCGGCTGAGCAGGCCCTCGGCGTCGGTCGACCCAAAGTGATCGTAGAGCCACAAGCTATCGAGCCCTGCAATCTTGGTGAGCTCTTGCTTCTGTTCCTCAATCGTCATGCTACGACTGTCAGCCAGCAGGTTCTTGCCGGCACTCATGCCCACCAGTGCACGCAGTGTGCGGACGTTGCTCTCCTCAAGCATGATCATGCCGACACGCATGCCGTGGTTCTGGATCAAGTGCAGTGCAAGCGTCCGGGTCAGCGTCGACTTGCCAACACCTGTGCCGGCTGTCAGCGTGATCAGCTCGCCCTTGCGCATGCCCTTGAGCATGTCGAACGCTTCAAAAGGGTAGGGCGTGCCTTCGTCGTCGAGCTCGTCGAGTAGGTGCGACAGCTCGGCTGCATTGTAGATGCCGCTGGGTCGCCACTGCGGTGCGTTGTCGAGTGCATCGTTGAGCTCACCGATGTGCCGCTTTACACGCACGTCGTTGGCATCCTTACACCCGTCAGGCCACGCGACCTGAAACACCTGTGTCTCTCGGTGGCTCATGCTGAGCTGACTGCACAAGCGCTCGCTCGCTGCTCGGCCCGGCTCGTCACCGTCGAGAGCGACGATGATCTTCGGCCAGCTGGTCAGGTAGTTCCAGATCGCCTCGTTCTTGAGGATTGCATTAACAGACCCCGCACCACCGGGCAGTGACACAGCGTGCTTCTTTGTGGCGTGCACAGTGACAGCATCGATCTCGCCTTCGCACACGACGATGGTGTCGTGGTATGCTGTGGGTTTCGGCTGTAGGTGTGCACCAAACAGGCCAGCCGACGACCCGTCACCGACCCAGCGGAACTGTTTGTCGGGTGTCCGCACCTTCGTTGCAACCCACTCGCCGAGCGCGTTGTAGTACGGTGCCAGCTGATTGCCGTCAGCGTCGACCTCGTACTCGTAGCGCTTGAGCGCAGCTAGGTCGTCTAGCTGTCGGTCGGGAATACGTTGGACTTGTCCGCGCGGCCTTTGCGTCGATAGCGCTTGCGGTTGCGGACGACTTTGGGTCTTAGATGGCCAGCTGAATGAAGGGCCTTCGCGATCGGATTCCGTTTCGCTCGGCCCGACGACTTCGTCTTCGCAGCTAAAGCACCAGACGGAGCCATTGCTTCGCGTAGCCGCATTATCGCGCGAGTGGCAGCGCGGACAAGCATGGTGTGTGGCAACAAATTCGTGCTCATGCTGCTTAGCCATTCAATCATCTTCCTAGTGCAAGCCAGCTCTCTGGCAGTACTCGTTCGCACCAGCGTATGCCGTGCTTGTCTGCCCAGCTGGCGCAGGTCCGTTTCGTGCGGCCTGCCTTGCTGGCGCAGTTCTGAAAAACCATGCGGATGTCGAGGTCAGGACGCTGCTTAACAACGAGTGCCATCTTCACCATGCTGTCAGAGTCCAGACGTCCCTTCAGCTCACAGTAAATCCGATGCCCGTCACTGCGGATCACGACAAAGTCCGGGCTGTACACGTGCTCAGTCGCCGGCTTGACCCACGCAATCCTGTCGACCGGGCGCTCGTACCTGAAGTCGATGCCCCGACGGCACAGATCAAGGGCAAAGCGGTCTTCGAACTGCGACCGGAATGCCTTGATCTCGCCCTCGAGGTCACACAGACGTTCAGGATTAGAACTGCGTCGAGCTCTGTACATCATCCGCTCCGTCGAACGTGTCGGCCACGAAGCCGCCTTCGACTGCAGAGAACGGGCTGAAGTCTCCGTCAGCCAGCTTCAGGATTTGCACCTGCTTGACCTGCTGCTGCATGAAGCGCGTGCCCTGATACTCGGTCGCTCGGAAGTTAACGCTGACGTTGACCATCGACCCACCACGCACAGTGATCCGGTCAGTGATCAGCTGGAGCTTGCTGTCCCACAGCTTTGGCTTCGACCAGTCCGCCTTGTGTTTCGTCTCGAGACGGAGGATCGTGTGCGGCTCGTCGTTCAACGTGCGCTCAAAAATGTAGTTGGCCATGTCGCTGCCCCATGAGTTATGCAGCGCACGGATCGTCTCAGCGTACTTGTCCTCATAAACTTTTGTCGGCAAGGCGACAGCGATCTTGTAGTACTGAAACTTGGCTTCCTGCAGGTCCGTGAAGCACTTATCATCAGCGCTGCTGTAGGCCATGCAGTTCTGCAGGGTCATGGTAAACGCGTCGTTGACCTCAGTGAATTGTTTGGGGGCCGTCGATGTCATCAGATAAACTTTCGTAGTAGTGGCTGAGCAAGCGCCAGATCGAATACATCTCGTCTGGATCGAGCTCGACAATGGTTGCGGACTCGACAGCCTGCTCGAACTCCTCGATCGTCTTTGCTTCCTCGAGGTCGTCGACCAGACTGTCGGTGTAGAGGTGGAGCTCTCCGTCAACTAGCCGACCGAGCAGGTCGGGACTTAGTTCGAGAAGCTCTACGCTTAGGTTCTCGTGGCTGGGTAGTTCGTGTTCGTTTGTCGTCATCTTTTTTGATCGGTTCCGGCACCGGACGCGCGACGTACTCGCCGCACCAGTGCTTTGGCAGCACGATGGCCGCTGTTGGATAGCGGTGGCACTTGTGCTGGACGAAGCTGCCCGAACCTTTCTCCATTCTGTAGAACTTGCAGGTAGAGCAGCGAAGATCAGGAGAAGAAGTAGTCACTGTGGCGAACCTCATCTAAGTTAAAGGAGCCGCGCGCTGGCGGCTGTGGAATTTGGCAGCCGAGCTGGTCGGACCATGTCTCGGCTAGCTCTGCGAGGAAGTCGCCGGCGTACTGCTCGACAAACGCACTCTTCAGCGGACCATCAGGGGCCAGCAGTGTAGGGCGATCGGCTACGTGCACGCCGAAGCTATCGTGGATCGTGACCCAGTCACGGATCGGTTCATCCATCGTGCTGCCTCGCACTACAGTGTCGACGAGCATCGAGCTGTCGAGACTGTGGATCACGTTCGGGCTGATGCTGTTCTTCATGCGGGTGGGGTTGAGGCTGTCCGTCTGCCGGCGCAGCGTTGGCGTGAAGATAGACCCGTTGAATGTTGTCGTGATCCGATAGGGCTCGCTGCTCCACTCCTCGAGCTTGACTGGCAAGCCAGTCGGAGTGACGTAGCTGAGCGGTTGGTTAACGTCGACGGCTAGCGTGGCTACCTTGCGGAACCACTGCTGGACCTCGACAGGTTTGCGCACTGTGTCCTCGAGGGCATCCCAAAGGAGCCCGTTGACGTAGCGCGCGTAGATGCGCAGGTCTGGGTACGGTGGCAGCTGACCGGCTGCGACGTCAGCGTGCAGACTGTTGTTTACGACATCATTGGTCCCGTACCGGGTGCCGCTGTAGGGCATAACGAGCGTGACGATCTTGGCCCAGCTGCGCGGGATGCCGTTGCGGACGACAGCCTGCGCCATCGTGTGGTCCTTGTGCCAGACCTCGACAGACCGTGCTGCGTCGACCGCCTTGTCTCGCACGACAGCGTAGATGTCAGCTGGCTCGGGGACTGAGCTGAGACTGACGCTGTCGCACGTCTCAGGATCGAGAGTGAGAGCGCCGAAGTTCTGCAGCCCGTTACACCGTCCGTCGGCGTAGCTGACTAGCCGGCTGTTGAAGCCGAGACCGACGCCGTCGAACTGAGCCAGCTCGATACAAGCACGCAGCGCCTGCCACGGGGTGTCGAACTCGTGCAGCCAGCCAAGGTCTGAGCGCCAGTCTGTACCGTAGCGCACGAGACGGTCGTAGTTCTCGTCAACCCACAGGTGCCTGTCGGCCAGCGTACCCTTGTCGTGACCGCACGCACCAGCAACCGACAGATACAGAGCTTGTACTGCCTCGTCGCTGGCAATCGGGATGCCGTCGTAGAACTCGATGAGCCCTCGTGCTGCATCCTGCCCCTGCGGGTTCAAATAAGGTGGCCGGTAGTAGATGCGGCCCCGGTGGTCAGCGTAGGTCGGCAGGTGGAAGCCTTCGTCGTAGCGACGGGCGAGTGACTCGATCCGTAGCATGGCAAGACGACGGCCTTGCGCCTTGTTGTTGTGCGCATGTACGTGGCTGCGATCCCGGTTCATCTGCCGACGCTTGTCCTCGTCCTGCCAGTCGTTCTTGTTGTTGAAGTCTGGGAGCTCACGGATGGCGGGGAAGTCTTCCGTGTCGAGCTCGCGCTCGATGACGTAGTCGATGGCCTCGAGCACGTCACGGTTTGCAGCGAGGCGCGTGTTCTGAACCGCGTTCATGGCGCGCACCTGCTTTCGCATGTCAATCTTCCGAGCCATCAGTCGAGCGCCTCCGATTTGTGGTAGGCCTCGAGCTCGATCAGCTCAGCTGGTTTGACACGTTTCAGGATGCCGTAAGGGGCGACGCACTGCGACCAGTACCCGCCACCGTACAAGTTGTTGCCGGTCGACCACTGGCGGGGT